GGTGGTTGTTGGAGTCACAAATGGTCTAAATGCCGCATTACATCTATCAAGTGGAGACATTACTTTAATCTTTAATATCGCATTCCACCCACCACATAAATCACTATACCTTTCTAAAAACGGAATCATCTCAATTGTTTCATCAAGATAATATTTGGAATTAAAACACCCTAAACTTTCTGTGACTGATAATCTAAATTGTGATATAATATCATCTAATATTTGGTTGGTGTCGCTTAATACATCAACTTGGTTGGCTAAATCCCTATCTATTATATCCATCACAATACAATTAAATTCATATTCCATATACGACGAACCATTTTGTTCTATCCTTTGTTCTGCGTTGGAAGGGACAACATATAGTAATGGAAAAAACGGACTCTCAAATGTAGGGTTGCTTTGTTTTAATCTACTCTCCGTCCAATAAGATAAATCCTCATAGTTTCCAAAACCAAATGAATTTAATTGTTTGTGATAATCAGCCAATAATCTAAAATCATCGTGGAATGTCTTAAAGTTTATTGTGTCGTGATATATTGTTGTTCCTGTAAAGGTATTAAAGGCTGCGGCGCATCTATCAAGTGGTGTTGTGGTGTTTATTTTCATTATCCCGTTCCATCCATTATTCAAGTCGCTATACTCCTCAAAGAACGGAACAAATACCACCGTATCATCAACATAATAATTAAGGTTAAAATTACCATACTTATCACACACCGATAATCTATATTGACTGACCACATCTTGAACCATTTGTAGTGTATCACTAAACACATCCACTTGGTTTGTTAAATCCCTATCCACAATATCCAACATAACACAATTAAATTCCCACTTTTTATATTGTATATTGTTTTCACATCTACCAGGAACAATGTATAGTAATGGAAATATAGGAGACTCAAAAGTGTTATTAGGTTCTTGGTCTCTAATTTGTGTCCAATAACTCAATTGGTCTGTATCACCTAAACCATACGAATTGATTTGTTTGTGATGCTCCACCATATATTGTAGGTCATCCGCAATATTCTTAAAATTGATGTATAAAGGATTACTCATTTAATTTTATTAGTTTTTCTTTTTCTTGAGCAAGGTCTTTAAGGTAAGATAAATGATTGAGACACTGATAAAGGGATAAATTAGAAACGTAATCAAAGTCCCTAACTTTATCTTGGCATAATGTGCTGACTGCTGAATACCAGCCCCAATGAGCCTGAAAACTATTTTTAGTTTCATTATCGTCCATAGCAACCTGCTCTGGGAATAAAGCGTGGTAATCTCTGCGGATAGTTTTGCTGAACTCAACAAAAAAAAAACAGAGCCTTCAAGGTATTTAATCGGTAAATCCTCAAAATCTTTTATTCTTTTTTTAATTTTTGTTTCCCCATATTTTTTTCCCTTCTCTGTGTAGAGGTATGCCGCTAATTCATTTAAGTTTTGTGCTCTGTATGTTTCGTCTTTTGTAAGGAAGGTGTCTATGTCTATAAATTGACCAAAGGTTAAATCACCAATATCTAAAAATTCATATTCAACCCCATTATGTATAAATTCTTTAACGACCTTTTTATCTTGTTGGTTTAAGAAACTTGATACTTGTTTCCCTGCTACAAGAATTTCAGCGGGGTCAGCCGATAGTATTTCTTCTTGTGTAAGTCCTGTGCTTATTTCTAATATTTTAACAAACATTTCTTGTTCGTCTAATATACCCTGTAATTTCATCACATCAGCCCAAACTTTAATGGTTGGTTCTTTGATGGGATATTTCTTTCCTTTGTGTTCTATGAACTGCGTCGTCATATCTATAAATATATTTTTTTGTTTATCACCCTTTAATAAATATAAACCCCTGTGTTTCTGCCTATTTTCATTTCAAGGACATACCTTATACCATCTATTAAGTGATTATCACTATCAACTGGTTCGTCAAGGTTATTATTATTCTTATCTGTTTTCCAAATATAAGAAAATAATTCTTGTTGGAGATTTATACTATCATTATGTATAAATAAATTATTTCTTTTAATTAAATCTATGCCGTGTAATATGGAATTCTTTTTAACAGGTTTTGCGTTTATCCCATTGCGTCTTAATTCCTCTATTGCTTGTGGGTTTGCTGAATCACAAATAAAATCATCTGTATTATTTAACCCTAAATCTTTTATCTTGTAGATGAAATCTGGGATGGTTGTATTACGAAGGTATAATAACTCTTGGCAAAATATATTCTCGTCCATTTTGGACACCTTAACGAGCGTGGAGGGGTCGCTATAACCCCAATCAATACCATACCCTAATAACTTTGCTCCTTGTGGTAAATCTGTATAGTATTGTTGATGTGTAAATACCATTTTGGTTGGGATGCCTTTTTGTCCTAATCCAAATATTCTCCACAGGTTCGGGTCTCTTTGTTTTAATTTTTCAATTTCGTCTATTTGTATTTGTGGTAAAAAGGGATTATCCTTATATGTTGTTATAGTATATTTCACATCGTCCTGTCCTTCAAGGTCATATATCCAACTCTTCCATAATGAAGGGTTCAAGTCCATAACAACCATACCACCCGTTCTTAAAATCAACTGAATATACTCATCATAACTAATTTCTGTTGCCTCGTTGATAAATAAATAATCTCTTTTACGACCACGCAATTTTGTCTCATCATCAACACTGAACCACTCTATAATATTCGTCCCTAATTTATAATAACCATCTCCTGTATGCCAGTCATTACTATCAAACACCTCAAACATTATTAGGATTTCTTTTAAGTCCCTCAACACTGACCCCTTTAATGCGGGTAGTGTTTTACGAACAAGTGATAATGTTTTATTATCCTCGTTTAATAATCTGGATATAAAATAAATTAGTATGTTATATGTTTTGGATGCTCTTGATGAACCCTGAAACACATTTACCCTTTTATCGCTGGTGTGTAATTCCTCAAATACTTTTGTCGTTTGTATTTTAACCATTGTTAGTTTCGTCTTTGCCTCTTAAAATTTCTATTTGAACTCTTGGTTCATTTATTTTTTCACCCGCCGTGGTAATATCCACCTTCTCATTAGGTTTTCCATATACACGATTTAATAATGTTTCAACACTATCAAGGTTTCCTTTTTCAATACTCTTGCGTAATGCTGATGCTATTGTTCTTTCAAGTATCGTTGCTTTTGGATTTTCCCACACCTTCAATAATTCCCCTGCGGTCATACCCACCATCATCTGTATTGTATCATTTATCTCTGCGAGTTTATACCCCTCCACTTTCATAGTGAGGACTGGTTTTTTTGGTCTTCCCTTAGGATTTCCACTCTCTCCAGGTTTCCATCTTGGTTTTATATCTTTATATCCCATAATAGTTGTAATTTAGTTGCTTCTTTCGTTTTTATAAAACTCTTCCAATAGTTTATTTTTGGTTGGTTTAATTTGTTTTAATTCCATTTCGTAATTATCAATTTTATTTAATTCGTCCCAATTAAAATCTTTTTTTCTAATCAGGGGTGTATGAAAATGTGCCTTCCAATCTACGAAGTGATGGGGTCTTCCATAACGCATAATTGCTTTCACATATCCTTCCTCTTTCCATATTTCATCTAACGACATAACCTTTAATATTTTTTTATCGTGTGAGTTATTTACATATAATTCTGTTTGGTTTCCTCCCTCCATCATTTGTGATGTTGATACTTTATCCACCGAGAACGCATTAAACAATATGGAACAATAGTTATTGTGTAGCACTTGAAGACATAAATCCACATCTTCATTATATTTTAATCTCCATCTAAAAGGTAAATCATTATCCATAATCATAGCCGAGTAGCAATGGACATTGAGGTAAAAAGGTTTTTTATCGCTGGCACCAGGAACTACAAATGTTGAATAGTTGAATCCCGCTACACCGATGTTTTCATATCTATCAATAAAATCTTCAAGACATTTAATCGCTATGTTTGGATTTACTGGTATTCTTTTTCCCTTAACAATTCTACGGAACCTCCATATATTATCATCAAATACCCAATGTCTTTTATGTCCTTGTTCTTTGCTATGTTCCCAACAAAAGTTCCTTGCTGGATATGAACCAAGACCTAAGTTCGCAAAGGGTAATTGTAATACATATTCTTCACCGAGTGCTCTACAATAGTCGTCGTATTCTTGTGGCTCAACGACCACCTTAAAATTCATATTAAATTCCTTGAATAATGCGGCGGTGATAGGTTTTTTCCATCTACCTTTTGATACTATGTATATTGGGTATTTATTCATTTGTTGTTTGTAATGTTTGTTTGAATAATCTCCATACTCTTTTTGTATCGTATCTTATTCTATCAAATTTATTGGATGTCTTTATTGGTAATTCAGGGTGTAGTGTAAATAATTCTCCTAATCTTTTTGAGCCGTTTTCATCATATAACTCTGTTTGGTTTCCCCCTTCATTTATTCCTGTCGGTGCCATCTTAAACACAAACGAATTAAATAAAATGGTGCATAGTCCAGATTTTAATACTTGTATGGACATATCCGTATCGTGTCCTCCTTTTATTCTCCAACGATAAGGTATATCATTATTCACTAATACACAATTACATATTTGTTGATTTATTCTAAAAGGTTTTTTTTGGAATCCAGCGAATGCGTTGCTACTTGGTCCTGATAATCCTACATTATTATATTTGTCTGTAAATTGTTCTATCAATCCAAGTATTTCATTTGGTGTTTTTTTTATTTCCTTTCCTTTATTAAAAATTGCCAAGTGGTAAAGGTCATCGTCTAATTGCCAGTGTTTCTTTTCTCCTGCTGTTGTTGAATAATCTTTAATCCAATTTCTTGCAGGGTATCCACCAAGTCCCAAGTTGGAAAATGGTAATACCAATAAGTTTTCTTTATTAAAGTTTTTTACATACTCATCGTAATCTTGTGGTTCAATAACAATATAAAATTTTAATCCAGTCTCTTTCAACATCTCTCCTGTGTGGCATTTTGTTGGTCGTCCTTTTGATGGTATGTAAATTGTATATTTAATCATATCGTAGTGAGGTCAAATCCATTTTTGTTTTATATGGAACATTTGTAATCCAAGTCATCTCTGTTTTTCTTTGTATTTCAATTTCTTTTTCGTTCGCAAATGCTTCTCTATCATTTTCATTTTGGAAATGGATTATCAATTTATATGTTTCATCTCTTGGTTGGAATTCTGGCATCCCGACCCACTCTGTTTCATAATTTACCTCATCAAGTCTGCCAACATTACCAAAGTGTAATGTGTCCATACCCCAATCTTGTAATAAACTATTATCCCACCCTTCCGTTAGTGCGTTCCAATCCCACTCACCATAACTGGTATTATCTTTAATGATAAACTCCTTCTGTTCTTCGTCGTTTAAGTTTGATATTGATATAACAGGTATTTCTTTCAATCCAGCCTCTCTACACGCCTTTAATCGTTGATTACCACCCAATACAATCATATCATCATTTACAACTATTGGTCTTATTTCCAACATTTTTGGAAACTCTTTTATACTTTTAACAAGTTTTCTAAATTTTTCATCTTTAATAACTCTTGGATTATTTGGATTATCCTTGAGGTCTTCAATTTTAACTAATTTTGTATTCATATATTATTTTTTGTTTTTTATTTCTTCCCATTGGTCTAATAATTCTGTTGCCCTATCCAATCTCTTATTCACGGTTTTAATACAAGTTTGGTCGCAATAACCTACAATAACCTCACCAAAATACTTTTCGTTGAACTCAACCATAAATTGTTTTTCTGTTTCTGTTTTATTATACGCAACCATATAATTTTTAACCCTTTGGACTTCCTCTCTTGTATATGGCGGGGCTTCCATCATAAAAGTTATTTCACCATTTTCTTTTTGTATTGTTTTTGGTTTTGCGTCCAAGTAAGTTTTGTTTTTACAATTACATCCCATAGTGTTGTTTCCTTTTTTCTTTTAATATATCTCTAAATTTTTTTAAGTCCCTTGATATTGAGTTTATTGGTATTGTGGTTCTCTTTGATAATTTTGTTTGAGAACAACCCTCTTCAATCCACAACTCAAATAGTCTGGCGTAATACCATTGTGTTTTTTTTAATTCTCTAATTTGTTCTAATACCCAATCATAATCCACTCCTTCAACATATTCAATATCTTTTACTTCAAGGTTATTTATTTCACTGAACTTATATTTTCTATTTTCTGTATAAAAATTTGATGTCGTTGATTTCGCATTATTCATCACAATTCTTGTGAAGAAAAACATCAATTTATTTTCAGGTATATCTTTTGCTTTTTTATTTTTAAGTAATTGTTCTATGCAACTTTGGCATAAATCATCAGTATCAATTTCAATACTGAACTTATCACACATCTTTTTCAT